ACGGCTTGATCCCACGTTTTACTCTAAAGTTCGCTTTGCCGATAGTAAATTCTATCTCAACTATACATTCTTTATTGTTTATAGTGTTCACAAGTTGTGGCTTATTAATATTACGATGCGGTCTACCAAATAAGGCAAACGACATAGCATCTAATATTGTAGACTTACCTGACCCATTTCCACCAACTATAAGTGTAGATGAGCTGCGGTTTAACTCTATTGTAGTAAATTTGTTTCCTGAAGATAAAAAGTTTTTGTATTTCAGTTTAGTAAATATTATCATGCAACTTCTAAGGCCTGTGCTTCTGTTAGTAGGTTACGCATACTAGTCTTTAACTTATCTTTGTCAAGGACTGTATCCGTAGCGTCAATGTAACTGTCAAGGAGTTCGCCAGTATCTTCTACAGATATAGCATCATCAGAGACATTTGAACCAAGAAACTCATCAAAGTTCTCAGCAATCTTTAATTCATGTATAGGTCTGTCTTGTATTCTATCAACAAACCTATCAAATGTAAACAGATCTTTCTTATTAATTACAACAATCTTTATAAACTTATTGTCACACTGTGTTACATCATAATCATTATAATCTATTTCTGTGTCATTGTACACTATTTTATGAAATAAAGTGTGATTATTTTGTATGGCTGTTAGCTCCCGTGTGTCCGTGTCGAGCACGTGGAAAAACTTAGGATCATGTGCATCTGACCAAAATAACTCAAGCTGTGTGCCAAGATATATGATATTGTCTTTAGTTGATTTAGTATGATAGTGCCCTGATAAGACACGCTCGAACCTACTAAAGATCCTGTGATCCATACCACTGTGGTTCTGGATACCTCTCATCATATCAAATCCACCAAGTTCAAGGTGTGCGCCGATCCAGTCTGCTTTACAGTTAGCTATAAAATCCATAGATTCATCTTTGTTTTCATCAGCAATCCATGGAATTAAACCCATCTTAAATCCATCAAAGTCCATAACTGTCGGCTTCATTACAATATTAACTTCATTCATATAATGACCTAGTAGTTCTTTCAAACTATTTAAGTCATTTGTATTCTTATAGAATGTATCATGATTACCAGGAATAATATCCATAGTAATACTATAATCTCTTAGCTTTGCAAGAAATGATTGTCTATTACGATTAAGTGCTTTGAAGTTAATAAACTTACGATTATCAAAGTAATCGCCAAGATGTACTATGTGTTTAATATCATGCCCAAGAAGATATGGAAACAGTGTTTCTTTATAAAACGTATCTGCATTATCTAGGAATATTTCAGATGAATTACGAGTACCACAATGAGTATCATTCAATATACATATTTTCATTAATTTAAAATCTCACTTAAATCTGAGTCACCGGAATTGGCGACTGCTCTGTTTTTTGCTTTTTTACGTTCTATTTTAGCAATTGCTTTTATTTCATTGTCTTTTATTTTTATTGTATCAATACGGCTTTTTAATGTATCAACAAAATGTTGAGCCACATTATTAGCAACTCCGCTTGATTCTATATCTGTAAAGTCTTCAATAGTAGACTGAGATATAAATTTCATTTTAATGTCTTGTTGTCTTTTTTCTTTGGCAATTCTACGAAGAAATGCATACCATGATATTTGAGTAAAGTACGCAAATGCATTAGGATTGCCAGTACGTGTGGCTGCTTCAATATTGTAATTTTCTATTGCTTTGAGACAGTTTTCAACTGCATCCATCACCATTTCTTCACGATATGTATATCGTACAAAGTTTGATTTATGGGATAATCCTTCTGCGATGCGAAGGAAACATTTCGCTATATAGTCGGTAACAACCGGAAGTGTTACGCTTTTACTTTTAGCTTCTTTGACTATAGTGCAGTAGTCTACCACAGCATATGAAAATTCTTTATTATTGACATAATGTGGTTTATCTTTTGGTTTTATTTTGGCCATGATAACTCCTAGTGTATCTTGTTATAATTATTATATCATAACTCTAAGGGGATGTAAACAATTATTTTTTAATTTATTTTAGTGTATACCGCATTTAAGTATGTACAAAATACTCATATGTTGGTATAATTAATAGAGTGTTGTTGAGGGAGGAGAGGTACTTAATTAAGCTTCTTTGGATCGATATTGAATGGTATAACATTTTCAAACCTATCATCTGAATCAGTACCTTCTTTAAAATACTGAAATGGATCTTCGGCTCTACCTTCATTTTCTTCTGTAGCCAAAAGTTTTAAGTAGCTTGTATACTGCTTTTTAAGTACATTACTTGGATGTCCTATTGTAATAATATGATAAGGCATAAGAGAACATAAAGATGATGCATCATCCTGATATGTCATGAATGGTCTAAATGTAAACCATCGTGTCCCTTGTTCAAAGTTTTCTTGTATAATGATCTTAGCAGCTTTGCGTATAATCATTACTTCTTGTTCATCAATATCCAAGTCAGGCCATTGAATTACTTCACATAATAGCTCTTGGCCATTGCTTAGTACTATCTGTCTTACGTCTGCTGGTTTCATTTTAATTCTATCTCATATACTTTATAGTTAAATTTTTGTTTTGAATAGATCTTAATGCGCTCGGCCGAATGCTCTAGTGCGAAGTTCTTTCGACCTAACCAGTGCAAATCATCGGCGATATCATATAGTTTGGCCTCACGGCCGTCATCACTCTTTCTTAGGCTTCTACCTATACTCTGTAATACTCGAATCTGTGATTTAGAAGGAGATGCAAATATTATATTATGCAGGTTACGTATATTTATACCTGTACTAAACGTACCCATACTTGCTACAATGATTGCGTTCTTTTGTGTTTCCACAATACCTCTAATAGCTTCTCTGTCAGCAGTAGCGGTTTCACCACTTACATAAAATACCTTTCTATCTTCTTCGGCTTCATCTCTTATCATATCGAATAAGACTTTACCATGTTTCTCCACAAACTGAAATAATACTAATGTATTGCCAGTCTGAGTTGTTGCTAAGTTTCTTATAAACTTATTTCTACTTTCATTGCGTACAATAAGATCTATCTCTTCTTGATAGGTCTGTGTTCCACGATTCTTACGTAGCTCTTCTGGATACTTAAGTTTAATAACGCTAATATTCAGCTTTGCGAGTGTATCGTTATCTTGTAACTTCTTTGTCGTTGTTACATTATATATCTTACCAAATAAGCCTTGTAATACAAGCTCATGTGTTTGTGTACCGTCTAATGTACCTGTTGTACCAAATCTATATTCGGCTTCACGTGACTTGTTCATTATTGAGTTAAGCGATTTAGATTTAAATCCATGGCACTCATCGCCAATAATGCAGCCAAACTGCTCAAACCATTTAGCAGGCAACTTATATATAGATTGCCAGGTTGATATAACTGTTCCGGCGTTAGTCATCTTCTCTTTACCAGAATATATCTTATGGCAGCCGTTTTCTACAAGCATACCATAATCAGCAAAATCAGCATACATCTGATCAACTAATGATGTAGTTGGTACAATAATAAGAACTTTTTGTATCCCATTGCTACTCAGCATAGATAGATAGTATTTTATTAAAACATATATTATAAGTGATTTACCCGAACCTGTCGGACTTACTAATACAGATCTTTTATTATGCAGTGCATGACATACGGCATTGAACTGATAATCTCTTATCTCAATCGGTTTATCACGAGATCGTATATCAAGACCTTTAATAAACTCCATAATTGCTTTTGGATTTATTTCATCTTTATCATCTGGAGAACCATAATTATTCTCATCAGATAGTTCTATCGTATAGTTACGTTTAGAACAGAAGTCTTTTATGAATGGATATAAGCCAACATGAATCTCGTTAGACTGAACATTGAATAATCGTATCTTGCCGTCCCATACCTTATTACGGAATGCAGGCATATACTTGTAACCAGGTACAAAGAACGAGAAGAAATCACTTAACTCATTTGCTATACCAAAATCACATCCCACGTGCATAATGCTGTGGTTTTTCTTCTCAAGTATTATTTTATCCATGTATTATATATAACTGTTTACAAAGCATCATAAATGTGGTATAATGTATACATGAAACTAAACTTAGAAACAATACTAGAGATGTGGAAAGAAGATAGCGTTATATCTAACACCTCATTAGACGAAGTATCACGCGTAACACCTATGCTTCATGCTAAATATCTTGAACTGCGATCTACTGCAAAGCTACAACTCAAACGATTTGAAATGCAACAAAAGATACTACTCAAAGAGAAGTGGTTATATTATAATGGCAAAATGACACAGGAACAAATAGCTGAATATGGCTGGGAGTTCGACCCGTTTAATGGTTTAAAAGTATTAAAGGGTGAGATGGAACACTATTATGATAGTGACATTGATATTCAGAAATCTGAAGAGAAGATAATCTACTGGAAAACAATTGTAGAAACACTCGAAGAGATAGTTAATAATATCAACTGGCGACACCAAACTATAGGTAATATGATACGATGGCGAATGTTTGAAGCTGGGTCTTAAGTAAAGCTAAATGATGTAAATTTAAAAGTCATTGGAAATGATACGTATTGTAATGTGCCTGGCGTTGAAGCAAATTCTATATCACCAATAAAAGTAGGAAATGCGCTCTTATATGTAATGGTTCTTGCTAATACATTATCACTTGTAAGAATTAATAAACTCATATCATATTCGGTTTGATCTTTTGAGTTTGCGGCAATACTAGTAGGTCTTTGTACATTCTTGTATACAGTATCCTCTAACCAAGTTTTCATCTCTTGATATATTTCCATTTTTTCATCTAGCATTACTAATAGATTAAGTTCAGTATAATCTATTTTATCACCAGGAAATGCAGCATCTACACCACGAAATGGTTGAATTGCAGGTGCTAAATTAATACTTGGATGGTTAACGCTTTGAGCAAAGAATTCTAAGTTAGGAAATCTTACTCTATTTACCACTAGTTTATAACCGGTAGGCTGTAGAAAACTAGGTGGTTGTAATGTGGATGTAGTAGTTGCCATGAGACCTCTATATAATATAACCTATTTATACATAAAAAAAGGGAGAGCCGAAGCTCTCCCAGTTTATTACTACATTATTAACCAATGAAGTAACGATGGCCAGAGTTATGCCATTATGTTATCAACTCTGAAGATTCGGTAGTATTGGTTAGTTTTAACCGCAGCTAAACCGTTTGCAGGTGTTGCACCAACGAATGGATTTGATACCATGCCGTATCGAGTTTTGAACCCGATTTTTGGCTGGAAGTTATCTTCGCCAACCGCACGGACCATAGTTAATGGTACGTATGGACAGTAGAATACACCAGCGTCGTATGGGTTAGTACCTTTGTATCCAACGTTAACGTAATCAGTTCCTGAATACGGATCGATGTATACTCGTGTACGTCCATTAAGAACACCAGCAAATGTGTTGCCTGTGTCATCAACGTTCAAGCTTGTGCTAAGAGCTGGAGAATAGTCCAACATTCCAGAAGCGTGTAGAGCAGATGCTACGTCAGAAGAACATATAATAAAGTTACCTTTACCACGT